ACCTGTCACAGACTCGGCGTGTAAACGTACCCACTCCATAAGTGCTTGTGCCGCTGAAGGACCAATTGGGTCTCTGAACTTTACAGAAATTGGGTCCCAATTAAATCTTCCCGCAACGAAAGTAGACGTATTCAAAAATTCAATTTCTTTTGATGCGATTTTAATAGATGGTCTTGCTGCAGATTCAACAAACCACTCATTTATACCCAATGAAGAAGGAAATCTAAGAATGAATCGATTCTGTCGTTTCGGTTCATAAGGTATTGGCATTTTCATCAGTAAATCAGCCATGTTATTATAATTTTGTTTCTATTGTTTATATCCTATAAATATAGGGTGTTGGAAAATATTTCTATTTACTTTTTTCCCCAAATGATAAATATTATTTTACTTCCTTCTTCTTTCCTCCAGCAGTAGAATAAGTTTTAATCTCTGGTTTATTTTTAAAAGCTTTTTTCATTACTTCTACGTTTCTTAAATCATCGTCTGAAAATCCAATTACTGGCATTGAAGGTATAAATTTGTTCCCAATATCCTTTTTGAGAAAAGCCTTTTTATTTAAAACCGCAGCCATTCCTCTTATATAATCGACAAAGTCCTGCATTGCCATTACCTTCGCCTCCTCAGGGTTAATAGCGTTTTTTTCGTCCCCAAAGGTTACAGGAAAATATTTGTTCATAGCTAAGTAGGTCTTAATCAAATCGTCGTCATCCATTTCTTCTTCACCCACAAAAGAACGGTACTTTTTCAAATTTTTGAGAAGTTCATCTTTATCTATTCCACCGAAACCAGTCAAAATGTAATTGTGTATTGCTTCTTTAATAGCATTCGGATTGTGTCCTCGTGCTGTTATAATCGAGAAAATGGAACCATTATTTATTGCTTCACGGAAATCCTTGAAAGCCGGACCTAACTTTGCTCTTAGGGAGTCACTGATAAATTTCTTATCCCCTTCAGTCCTAAAATTTCTGAAAGCGTTATCTGCAAATCCAACAATTTTTCTTCCCTTATAGTCAATTTCTTTTTTTCCTATGTCCGTTCTGTACTTTGCAAAGTCTTCAGTACTCATTCCCACTTCATCACCATCATCATCTACCAAAATTATTTCGGTAGGCATATGAACTATATTATCATCCCAATCAAAAGCATAATACTTGAGTTCGGGAGTTTTTTCATCTATAAACGCTTCTTTAATAATAAGTTCCATACAGGGTTAAAAAAAGGGGGGAGCTAAGCCCCCCTTCCTTATTAGATATTTTCGAACGAAGCTCCTGTTGGTGTGATAAAGAATTCAATATCAATGAATTCGAGAGCCTTCGTTGGTTTAAGGTAAATTTTACCTGTTAATGTGTTTCTGTCCAAATCTTCAGGAGAAGAAGAAACTGTTACACGGAAATCGTAAAGACCTCTATCTCTTCTAATTCCATCGAGGATTGGGTTCACACTATCCAAGAATTGTTGTCTCACGATTTGGTCGTTTTGTTCAAACAACAATCTAACCGCTACAGCTGAAATTAACTTACGAGCTTGTAACAACAATCTTCTTACGTTTAGTCTATTAAGAGCAGTGTCTGCAACTTGAAGTGTTTTATTACCCCAAATCACTGTTCCCACATCCGCAAATGTTGCGATAGGATTAATTCTACCTTGATAAAGAGTATCTCTATCTTCTTGTGTCAACTTAACTCTCGCTTTGATAGAATTTACCAAACCTCTTGTGTAACCCGCTGTTGCGAACCAAGGGAAGGAAATGTTGTCAGTCAAAGCTAAGTTTCTACAAACCTCACCAGTTGCTGGTAGATAGATTTGTGTGTTGTTAACAGTATCTCTTGTTAAAATCCAAGGATAGTAAGTTGAAGTATAGTTTGAGTCAATTCCTGTGTTATCCAAATTATCTACCGCCTCTTGAGGGTAAATAATTTGTAGTGAGTCACTTCCATCAGGACTATACATATCGTAGTCAGGTGTAGTAACAATATAAACAGAGTCAGCTCTTTGGAACTGTATCATGTCGATTGCTTCTTCACACAAGTTTGAGTTATTTACGTAGTCGATACTTGCAGTTGCGAAAACGTTAATGTTAGTCGATTCAGGGTTACGGTAAGTCAAAATACCCAACAAGTAAGCGTAGTAGTCAGTGTTAGCGAAGTCTTGAGTATTGTTTTCTACAACAATTCTCTTGAACAATCCTTGACCTGTCGCATTTGGATATCTCACAGAAGGAGCCGCCCCAGCTAAGTAACCTGACGCTCCGAGTTGGAACCTGTCTTCATTTGTTCTATGTTCACTATAAATGTCCCATCCATCAAATCCACCAGCAAAACATACTGTGAATTTTCTTGAATAGATGAAGTAGTAAGGGTTTTCTTGAGTTTCAGGGTCAGCTGTAAAATTAGCAACACCACACTCATATGCCGGTTGTCCGCTAGTTGTGTAGATATTTCCAATTGAAATTACAGTAGCACCTGAGTCCATATGGAAACCTTTTGTAAGCCCGTTCCAAGGGATAGATTCAGTTGTATCAGCCCAATCAATTTGAGGATTTTGTTGTCCCAAATATTGTAGGAAAGAATCATCAATACCATAGTAAGATGAAAAACCTAAATATGTTCTTCTTATAACATCACCAGGTGCTAAAGTAGTATTAGGTCCACCTGATGTATTTCCAAACGGAGGATTCCATATTGTTTCTTGAGGATAAAAATATCTTGTTTTGTAAACAATATTAGGTCCTTGATTTGTAGTGCTTTGATAAATTCTTTGAGTGTATCCATTAAATCCACAAGGTAATGCGTCAATTGGGGCGTTTTCAGCCATTTCAACCATTACATATCTTGAGATTAATGCAAACTCACCATCCGAAGAACCAATCTTCTTAGCAACGAAGTTGTTAGAACCTGGGTCCATTGTACAATTGGTGAACTTTTCAATTACAACAGGATTAGCATCTGTGTCAAAGAAATTTCTAATCAAAATATCGAAAGTCATATTATTATATGACATATTAGCAATAGAAACTTTTACCTCCGAGTTTGCAGCATCTCCATCAGATATAGATATAAATCTAAACAAATCATAAACCTTATTACCTCTTAATTCAGAGACAATGAAAGGTGTTTTAGGAGATTGATATTTTTGAAGTTTCCAAGCAATTGATGAACTTGAAGGAGTTCCTGCTACAGGTCTAGCGCCTGGTAACGCAATCAAATTACAATTTAATCCTCTAATATAACTCAGATTATAACCATATGTTAAAGAACCTGAATAAATTTCTTCAACAAATAGAGGAACCTCGTTTCTTGGTTTACCAAAGTTGTCAACACCTAATACTTTCGTAATGAATTCAGAAGATGTTGATTGTAATGAAGTTTCAAATTGGAAAGTATCACCGTCTTTAGTAACACCTGAGATTCCAAAAAGAGAAAAAGGATTTTGTGTAACCCCTGTGTATTGACCGTTACAAACTAAATCAACATCAGTCAATCCAGTAACCTCATAAATTGGTCCGTGATTTTGACTTGTTGAACTGTTAGTAAATAAAGAAATACCTCTTGAACGAAGTGTTGCAACAACCATGTTATTCCACTCACTATATGCACTTCCCGAATATGTAAAAATTGTTCCTGATACAGTACCTGAGAAAACCCCAGCACTTGGATTAATCATTTGATTGATTGCCCAATAAAATGAGTACCCGCCATAATCATTACCTGTTTGTAAATCAAAGTTAGCGTAGTACCATGCATCATTGTCTCCCGCAGACAAATCATTATTGTCTAAGTTAACATTATCAACACCGAACTCGTTTGTAAAACCGGTATATCCCGCATTTAATACATTAGAATAATTAGAACTTGGAATTGCTCCCCAAGCAAATGCTGTGTTACCTGATAAACTGTTATTAGAGAATACAGATAACAATGCATCTGTAAAATCGTTATTGAAGGTAGAAGTACTACCATCATTCAAGGTATAAAGACTATTGAAGTTTGTTGCAATTACCGCTGGTAAACTTGAGAAATTTACTGTTCCACCAGTGTTTCCTGAGAAAGCACTTGTAAAATTGATTGCAGCAACTCCTGTGTCAATGTCAATTGTTGTTGGGTCAGGATTAGCCACCACGGAAAGACTCCAAGACGGACCCGCGTCGTAACCAGACAATCCCAACACTCTCGTTACAAAAAGTTGGTTTGATTGTTGTAAGTAAGATTTTGCAATATATGCAGCCTCGTACTTTGGAATTTGTGTATTTACAAACTTCACTGGTTCAGTTCCTCCAAAGAAGGCTTGAAACTCATCATAGTTTGTTATAAAAACGGGTTCGAAAGCAGGACCTTTGATAGTCTCTCCTACCAAACCTAATGTTGTTACACCAACGCTTTGAGCCACAAATGATAAGTCGGTCTCAGAAGTGTAGACGCCAGGTGAAACATAAACTTTTTGGTTTACAGTTGTTGTTGCCATTATTAAAAATTATTCTGTCAGATTTATTTTATTGATAAATATTCTAATACGAATGAAAAAACTTTACTTTTATCTATCTATTTATAAACGGTGAGAATAAATTCTGCCTTTTTTCTACCATGAGGACAAAGAAAGAAATCAAAAACATAAAAATTGACCCTGCAGTACACGAAATCCTAAAAAAGTATTGTGATAAGAGGGGAATTAAAATTTATAAATTTTTGGAAAATCTGATACTTGAAAAGTGTCAGGAGAAAAAAGATATATACGGGGAAGGTTAGACTAATTTGTTGTCAAAATTTATAACCGCCACTTTGGTGTTATCGATTTTATCTACCTGTACGTTCAATACATCGTTATACGTTATTTGAATAAATGGTACGTCAGTCCCGTAAAAATTACCATTGATGTATACATCGTAAGATGAGATGTTATCGGTAGATAAAATTGACATGTTCGCAGTAAAATCTATTTTTTCACTGAGAGAAGTCACTCCCGATAAAAATAAAAATTGAGTTGGAAATTGACTCGGGTTTTCAGGCCAAATTTTTCTTTTCTTTTTAAGTACGGAAGTATCAACTTCCACCAATTGAGTAACTCTTTGGATTGCCGGTTTTACTTCGAATTCCTCTTCATCAATCAAATAACCTAGCATCGTGAAATCATAAGACTGAACATAATACTTTCTTGCGTCCATATTCATTTGAGACTCGTCACCAACATTGTTCAAAATAATCGGAACATATTGCCCCTTAATAAAAGTATATGCTTGTCTTGACGCAAAAGTCTGCATTACATTTTTATTGAGTTGGTTGAGTTCCCTCATCCTGTTACAAATTATTTTCAAACTATAATTGATATCCACAGGTACAGGTTGAGGTATTGTATATATGTCCATCCCTTGCATGTTTCCATCCCAAGTTGGTACTGAAGCATAATAAAACTGTTTTCTATTTGGAATATTATATAAAGTGGCGGGATTCGAGCCATACTTAACCTCAGGGCTTCTGACTAAAGTTATAAAGGGAGGACTAGGGTTGTAATCCAAATCAACAAATTTCCATGTTTCCAAATATTGTGACCAATTCTGAGTTGTAATAATTATATCAAGGAAAGGGACAACTTTACCTGCGGTTACTACCTTCAACTCATTTTTTGAAAACTCCAACATACCCTTATCCAAATCGGCATGTAGAACAGACTTCGGAAGATAAGTACCATCTTTTTTTATGTACTCCAAAAGTTGCTCCCTTCTAGCACTCAAAGTTTTCTTTGGGACTAACGGTAATGTTGGTTTAACTTGTTTAGGTAAAGGCATCTTTAATCTTCAATTATATATATTTTATTTTTGAGATTGACCATTTCAACCTCACTAGCGTTATAGACCGGTTTTCCTGTTTTTTTAATCACGAAACTATCATACTTGTAAGGGTCATATGTTACTACCACACCATCCTCAGGCTCGGCCAAATCTTCACAAGGGAACTCACAATAATCAATCAAATTACCAATGACAAAGGCATGAACATTTTTTCTTTTTTCATCTCTAACCTTAGATTTACCACCCTCTCTCACTCTAAATTCAACGTTATCAAGTTTTACATAATCAGCATGAATGATGACCTTTCCTGAGTATGTCACCGAAAAAGTATGTTTGTGTAAGTTGTAATATACCATTACCCTTGCACCCAAAAACAAATTGTCGAACTGAGACTCTTTTATTAATATTTTCATTATATACCCCTGAATTCATTTTCACTCACATAAGTAGCAACAACCGTTCTGTAAAATGGTTTGTATCCACCATAAGTGTGTTTATTGTCCGACTTAACATACCCGTCATCCGAGACAACATAATATCTGACCCTGTCCTCACTCTCATAATAACCCAAATAGTCTCCCATGAAAATTTCAACTTGTAAATCATCTAATGTTTTTTGATATACACTGAACCTCATATTACCAGGTTCTTGTTGTTCTACTCTTGAATTTCCAAGGAATTTGTTTGTTGGAGCTAAAACTTGAACATAACCTTTCAACTCAACAGGAGCCAAGAATTGAATTCCGTCTTCTAACACCTCACCATAGACATCATCTGTTTTGGTTTTATATCTGTCAATTCTATACAAAACAACAGTGAAGTTCATATCACCGATTAACCATTCCTGACCCATATCAATATCAAGAGTATAATCTTCACCACCAAAGAATTTACCAAGTCTAGTTATAGGAACTAAGTTTTCTGCCATATTGATAAATATATTTCTGTTTGTTATATTTCAATCAAAAGCTATGCGTTTATATCCGTCAACAAAAATATACTTGGACAACAGTTCCATTCATGGTAAAGGGGTTTTCGCTTCTCAAAAAATTCTTAAAGACGAAATTTTCGAGGTAACCCCTTATTTGGATTTAGAAATCCCCAAAAAAACCACAAGTGCAATTTTAATGAATTACCGTTTCAATTGGCCTCAAGGAACATCCGATTGGGATAAACAAGTTGTTGGTTGTGGACTTTCAAGTTTTTATAACCATAATAATATCCCCAATGCAAATTGGAGGTCCAATCTCGAAAACGACACTTTTGAGTTTTTTGCCTTGAGAGACATAGAACAAGATGAAGAAATTTTTGTTTATTATGGTGGTGAAGAGTATTGGAACGACGGAAGAACAAACGTTGAAGTTAAGTAAATGAGTCCTGAACTAAGTTTAGAATCTAAAGCACTAACTATACTTGAAACCTATGAAGGTGCAAACAACTATATCTTAGAGTTGAAACGGAAATCTATTGTCAATAAGAAATTCTACCCAACAAGAAGTCAATCAGAGTATATTATTAATAACCATGAAAACCAACCTAAAGTTGCAAGAAAATGGGTAATACTCGATGCATACTTCGCACAAAAACTAGCGGACGACAAACTTTATACTGAAATACCAACTAAAGTTTGGGTGGAAAAACTACTCGCAGAAAAAGAAAAAGCATTCCATATTTGGGGAAAAGTTTTTGATAGTGAAGAATTACACGATTTTTGGTTACCAAAAGCCGCTGTTATAAAAGACAACACAGTCAAAGATGTTGTGATAGATTTTTCAAAATATTCTGTACGTCCTCCACTAAGTCATCAAAAAGAGGCAATTCAAAAGTTGGTCGAAAATAAAAAATTTATTTTGGCTGACGATATGGGATTGGGTAAAACTACCTCAACTATCATCGCGGCTCTTGAGACAAAGGCAAAAAAAATATTAATCATTTGTCCTGCAACTTTGAAAATAAATTGGAAACGAGAAATAGAAAATTATTCAGACAGGTCAGTATATATTGCCGAGGGTAAAAACTTTGACCCGAATCACGACTTTGTTATTATAAACTACGATATTATAAAAAATTTTCATGACACTAAGAAAAAAGCTGAATCGCAAATTCTTGGAGCCAATTTTGATTTGGTGGTTATTGACGAAGCACACTATATCAAAAATGCTCAAGCACAAAGAACAAAACTAATCAATGACCTTGTAAAAAAAGTTGACAGACTTTGGTTATTAACTGGTACCCCAATGACTTCCCGACCTATCGACTATTATAATCTTTTAAGTCTTGTTGACTCTCCTGTAGCTAAAAACTGGATGGCTTATGTAATAAGGTACTGTTCAGGTTATCAGTTCAGAGTAGGACCAAGAAAAGTATGGAACGTAATGGGGTCGTCAAATTTGGAAGAACTTAGAGACAGAACATCAAATACCATACTCCGAAGACTAAAAGAAGATGTGTTAGATTTACCTGATAAAATAATAACACCCGTATATCTCAGATTAAAATCAAAAGAGTATGAGGAAGTAATGGGTGAGTATTATAATTGGTATGAAAAAAATCCTGAAGAATCTAAATCTTTGACAGTACAATTTACCAAACTGACTAAAGTCAGACAAATTGTTGCAAATGAAAAAATTACTCAAACAATAGAACTTGCTGAGAACATTTTAGAACAAGGAAAAAAAGTAATCATCTTTTGTAACTTTACCGACTCACTCAATAAAATTACCGAACACTTTGGAAAATCCGCAGTTAAACTTGACGGCTCAATGTCAAAAGCAGAAAGACAATTTGCTGTGGACCAATTCCAAGAAAACGAAAAAATAACAGTTTTCGTTGGAAATATAAAAGCCGCAGGTGTTGGTATAACCCTAACTTCTGCCGAGGCGGTTATAATGAACGACCTTTCATTTTTACCTTCAGACCACTCTCAAGCAGAGGACAGAGCTTACAGATACGGTCAAAAAAATAATGTATTAGTATATTACCCAATATTCGAAAATACAATTGAAGGAATAATTTATGACATTCTAAATCAGAAAAAAAATGTCATTGCCACCGTTATGGGAGACGTACAAAACTCCGCCGATTTCGTTGAAGAAATAATGAACCGAATTAACGAAATGAGATAATAACAGAAAGCGTGTTATTTATATAACAAACGCCTTTCATTAGATATGAAGAAAATAGAACAACAAATTCAAAATCTCGAGTATCAGATTTTGGAGAACAAAGTGAACGAAGAAAAAAATTTACTTCTCACTGAAATGAAAAAAATCGGAATAGAAAAATTACCTTATTCCTACTCAGCCCTAAAAACGTTCATCGACCCTGAAACCATGGAGTTTCATTATAACAAACATTATAAGGGTTATGTAGATAAATTGAACGACGCATTAGCAAAGAAAAACTATGGTGATTTGGAGCTTGAAAAAATTATTAAAAACATTTCAAGATACGATAAAACAATTAGAAACAACGCAGGTGGAGCATTCAACCACGCACTTTTTTGGAACATGCTCACACCCAAACCAAAAAAACTAACAGGAGACCTTTATAAAAAAATTACAAAGGAATATGGAACTTTCACAAATTTCAAAAAGAAGTTTGAGACAATTGCCAAAGATAGATTTGGTTCAGGTTGGGTTTGGTTGATTATAACTAAAAATGGTAGTCTGAAAATTATGTCTACTCCAAATCAAGACAATCCACTTATGAATGTAGTTGAAGGTGGAGGTTTTCCTCTTTTGGGATTAGACTTATGGGAACACGCTTACTATCTCAAATACAGAAACAAAAGAGATGAATATATCACAAACTTTTGGAAAGTAGTCAACTGGGATTTTGTATCAAAACTTTTTGATATGAAAACCAAAACCAATCTAATTGAATCTAAGATAAATAAGGAATTATTAATTGAAGACACGGACGCATCATATATTCAAGCATGTTCGTTAGAAGATGATAAATTCTTTCAAGACTTACTAAAAAACGACGAAATAAGTAAAATTTATGGTGGGGGAATATACACCGCACTCAAAAAAGTGCCTTGGTTAGAGTTCAGACCTAGAGACCTTAAAATCAACAGGATGCAAGGGTTTTATAAAGATGGTCAAAGACACGACATAAGTTATCTTGCTGGTAACCATAGAGCTTTTTGTATGATTACAAAAAGTGTAAACGCAATACTGAAAAAAGTCGGAAGACCAAAAATTTTATTGAAGGGTAAAACATTACCTCAACAAATTGTTGGTGTGAGAAATTTAGTGGTTATTTTAATTGAAGCTGCAGAAAAAATATTCAATGAGGAATCTCCATTTTACAAAGCAATAATGTCAAACTTGGGTGAAAGCAGAATTAAAGGAGAGAAAGTAGAATCATGGTCCAATGAAAGATTAAAAAAAGAATTTGGCGTAGAAAACGTAAAAATCAAAAGTGAGTTCGGTGCTCAATCAGATTCAGAAGGGTTGGATGGTGAAATCACAATTGATGGAAATGTGATGACCGCACAAATAAAACCATTCTCAACATATTTCACTGAGGAAGGAAAGATTGTGGTTCTTACTCCTAGCAGTGTAAAAAAATACAAAGTAGATTTCATGATTTTCAGTAACTCTTTCGAAACAATTGTTTTGAAAAATCAAAATGTTGAATTGGGAATCAATGCATACAAGTTCCCCCCCGATGATTTGATTTATACACTAAGATGATATTTATATGTAAATCATTCTAATGGCAGTTATTCCAGAACCAGAAAGAAGTAGAATTTATAATCGACTAAGAAATCAATTGGGTGCACCTCTAAGAAGTGTAGAACTAACAGATGAGATGTTAGACTCATTGATGGAATTGTCAATTGGAGACTATGAGGAATACGTCTTACAGTGGCTCATTGATTCTCAATGGGTAAATTTAGTTAACTTGAACATGAATGAAAAATCTGTTGCAAGAGCCCTTGTTACAAGAACAATGGATTTTGAACAACAATTTTCTTACGCATATTCCAAAATTGTTGGTTTACAGACCGTAGGTCCTTGGGTTTTGAAGAAAGATTATTTTATACTGAGTGCCAACACCCAAAACTACGAAATTCCAGCTGGAAGAGAGGTTAACGAATTATTGTGGTTCTCAAACCAACCATGGACAGCATTTGGTCTTGGTGGTGTTGGAGGTTTCGGATTTGGTGGTATTGGTTTAGGTGCAAACGAAGCCGGTTACGCTCAGATGGGGTATCAGGGTTCATACTTTATGATGTCAGGTTTTGACTATCTAATTAGAATGCAAGAAGCTAATATCTTGAATAGAATCTTAGGTGGTTCATTAACTTATAGAATAACAGGTTTACCCGATGGAAAGAAAAATGTATTTCTTTATAACACACCAGGTGGAAGATTCAATTGGAGTAACTATAGCCTGTATGTTGGAAAGGCTGTTTGGTATTGGTATTATGATGTAGGACCTGATGACAGAAATGATTGTTTGAAAGCCAATCCTGATATTATTAAACTTCCAACCGACGTTCCTATCGAATCTCTTTCTTGGGAGGACTTGAACGTTCCTGGTCAACAATGGGTTAGAAGATGGTTTACTGCATATGCCAAAGAAACCTTGTCGAGGGTAAGAGGTAAGTTTTCAGGAAATTTGAAGACGCCTGACTCAGAAATTACAATGGATTATCAAAGTTTGGCAACCGAGTCAAAAGATGAAAAAAGTAAACTGATAGAAGAACTTACAGGTGCTGAAGGTTGGTTGACAAGATTGAGACCTGAAAAGGTTATGGAAAGAGAAGCTCTAATTGCTGAAAACCTAAACAAACAAATGAAATTCAGAGCGTTTCCAAGACAAATTTATGTAATTTAATGGCAATTGTTAAATCCATACCATCAACCAGAATTATTAACGGTCTCAGAATTGAGACTTCCGAAGTCGCCTTAGTTTCAGAATCTAATTACACAGTTCAAGGAGAGGCTTGTATTGTTGTTAGAGGTGTTCCCGATGCAGTGCTGACATTAAACTCTCGTAAAAGTGACCATGTAGTAGTTAAATCAATGACAAAACTTTTGGTGGTTCCTGACGTGGGTTTGATTGATGAAGAATACGACGAAGTTGAGTTAGACAAACTTGCTTGTGTTGAATTCAGATTTGTAAGGAATAATTGGTATATATTATCCTCAGACGGATTGAAACAATCCTAACTTTGTTTCCCAACCATCCTCAGCTAGTTCGTACATATAGTTTGGTTCTAAACCTCTTTTTTTCCAATATTCCAATTCTTGTTCTGTAATGTCCAAAACATCTTCTTGTAACTTGTCTTGGTCACCATCTTCGAAAGGCATTCCATTTATAAGTTCACACTGAGACGTTGTGAAAATACCTCTCTCCGCTGGGTCCGTCACAAGTAAATCATCTCGAACCTCTTGTTGAAACACAACCAACAAAGGTTCAATTCTTTTGTTGAATGTTACAATTGCTCTTGGTACATTGTATTCTCCTGTAGTATCAGGATTATTTTCCAAAATATTAGCATCCAACATGTAGCAGTTAACAATTACACCATCCGAAATTTCTACCGCTTTTGGATTTTCTAACTTATTGGCAGCATTCAAATCCTTGATTTGTTTTGCGGTCATTTTCTGCACGTCACCCTGAGAAGCCTTTTTACCATTGTTTACATACATTATAACATCACCCAAATTAACATTCAAATTCTGTTGAATTGCAAGTTCCATATGAGCCATTCTTGACATGGAATTTCCCGCCTTGGTCTTTTGTGTTAATCTTTTCTTATAGTCATCCAATGTGAGTTTTACTTTAGCTCTTTGTGCAATCTTTGAAAGTGGAATCCTTTGGTCAAAAATCTTTTGTAGGTATTCATAATAATATTCAATGAATTCTTTACCCTTCCCTTCCAAAAGATATTTTATCCCTTTGTCGAGAAACTCTTCGATATATAATGGAAGTTTTTTTGATTTGATAGAATTGCCAGTCAACTTTATCTTTCCCTTTGCATCCATAACCGCGTAATTTTTTCTGGCAAGATTTATACATGAAGGCCAAACACCATCGGTATCCAAGGCCATCTCACCTCTCATGAAAATATCATTATACTCTGCAACGTCAGCTTCAGGACCTGTATACTCTTTACCGACTTTTACTTTCCAATTCAGACCTCTACCGATATATCTGTGAGTGTCTACATCTTCGGGACTTGAAAAGTTTACACCATCCGTGTCCATAACCAGTGGGATATATCCTTTACTCATAAAGAACTTAATCATCTGACGAAGATATTGTCGACCTGTACAAGTGATTTGTTCTCCCATGTACATGTCACCCCACGCAAATACCTGAGGGGCAGAAAGAGCGCCAAACATTGAGTTGATGAATATCTTGATTGGTAACTGTTTGTTAGAATAAGATGCGGATTTCTGTGGGTCAGACTTCTCAAATTCTTCGGCAAGTTGTTTGTATTTGATACGCGTGTCACGGAAATACTTCAACATACCCTTCATTGCACCTGTGACATCACACTCGGGGAATACATCGTGTACAAGCTGAATAGAAGGGTATAGAGACGAGAAGTCGAGCTTGAGTACATTCTTACTATACCCAACCTTAAGTAGTCGTGAAAGACCTCCTACGAAGTCTGTTTTACTTTGTTTTTCTGGTATTGCAAGTCCGTGTTTGTAAGACCAAGCAAGCATCAACATTTTCCATAGAGTTGCAGTACCCATTGTTGAAACTCTCTCATAAGTTGTTGGAATCATTGAAGCCAGTAAGAATGACGCCTGATTAAATTCTTTGTCCACAGCAAGGGTTTCTTCCAAGTCATCATCCAAATATCTCTCGACAAGATTGTCACCTGTGGTTTTGATGTATATATCATCCCTTCTTCTGCAGACGTTATCAATTTCGGGGTCAACACCTACTTTTTTATATTTACCATTTTGTGTGTTTAACCAAAATTCTTCTTTCTCAGCATAAAACTTTCCGATGTCTGTGTGTTCAATATAAACACGGTCAGGAGCTTCTTTGTTAATGAATTTGGTGATGTATTTAAGACCAGCGGCTTTGATGTTAGAATTGATGGCCTGCGCTCTTCTTACTGCATGAATAATGTCAATTACATTATATCCCCAAATGGAAGTCTGTAAGTAATCTTCAACTTCGTTTGCAAGTTTCAGTATTGATTCCTTTCTTGTATAGGAATGTTGGGGGTGTAACGATTTTATTGATTTTCTCATGTCAATCCCGAGACGTTGACCTCTTTCGAATATCCAGTGCCAGTCGAAGTTTGCTGAATTATAACCACCAATGATAGAAGGTTTGATTTGGTCAATGATATTGAAGAATTCAATAATTGCACCCTTTTCTTGAGATTCATCGAGACACTCAATTACTTTATGGTAACCCTTATTTGTTTTTATCCCAATCATGAAAATACGACCGTCTTTAGGGTCAAGGGCGTTAGTCTCCAAGTCAAATACTAATCGAGTGACTTGGTCGTAATCATCAAACCCTTTGAACAATCTTTTCTCTTTAGCAATTAGATATTGTTCTACGGGAGGGAGAATCATTATTTTGTCTTTTACCTTATCACCCCAAGGGTCCAAATTACCATCACGGAAAAATTGAATAAGTTCTCTGTAACCTTTGAGAGATTTAACCATGAATGTAAGACCTCTTTCAAGTCTTTCATCTCCTTTGGTTTCAAGTTTATCAATAACAATTCCATACTTGGTCATAGCTTCTTTTTGAGCCATTTTGGAATCGTTATAGAAACCGAGACCTCTTAGGTCACCAACCCACGCGAATGGAATAAATTGGTCTTTTCTGATGTCTTTACCTTTACCCGGTATTTCTTTGACTTTGTAGATTGAGTTGGAAACGTAGTCAAACTCTATTGCAACTATAAATTCTTCAGGGTCGTTCCCTTGAAGAAACTCTTCAATTTCTTTATTCGAAATCATAAAATTTACGAGTGGTTTATTGGCTTTCACACTATCGTGAAGTTTACCTTACTCATTACCCATAAATATAAAAAAAAATTCTCTTATATCAAATTAACAACAAGGAGACTCAGCAATAAAGCTATCTTCGATATTAATGAAAAGTTGTTCTCTGAGAGGTAAAATGAGATTACCTTCTTCATTCTTAATTAAAAATTGACCCTGATACCTACCTGGTGTGTCAGTATCCATCGAAGTAAATTGGAAATAAATATAGTACTCTACGCCCGCACCAGGTTCAGGTAATATCAATGAAGTAATATAACAGGGTGCAGATACGATTTTTGGGACACCCGTATAATAATCTATCATTGTAAAATAGATGGTGGAAAATGGAAGAGATTCCATAAACTCCAAATAACTTGACCTACCATCTTGAACTACTTGCATTTTCAACAAAGGAAGGGTGGCATTCTTTGCAATATAAAATTCCATAACAATAAATATATTGTTATGACTCTTTACGAAGTTCTCTATTATAATGTTCGAACCTGTTATGTTCCGTGGGTGTCATCAACAAAATACCGGGTTTCAATTGACCCTTTTTGGTGAGTTGATACATATGACTCATCCATGTCTGTTCAAAAGGATGTGCCCAAGTTGTTTCCAAAAACATTTTTTGATTTCCTGTTCTTGAAACAATTTGAGGCCAATTGCAGTAGTAAATCTCACCTGTCGCATAAGGAATTCCTTTGTGTGATAAAATTGAATTGAACTCAAGTTTTGGTGCATTCGGGTCTAATCCCATTTGTGGAAGTCTTGGTTTACCAGGCCAAAACTCTTCTCTAACATTTTGGGGAACATTATACCAAGACCACTGCACACTATTGTCACCGAAGAACTCAGTATAATTTAGCTTTAAGAAATCAAAATTTTCTTTTTTTGCAATCTCCAAAGATTTTGTGTATAAGTTGTCAACTTTTCTGTTGAAACCATTTCTACAAACTTCCCCCTCTTTACAATAAAAAAACATGTCATCTTCAAAAAACAAATAGTAATCTAAATCAGTTTTGTCAAAGTGTTCTGCAATGAACTGTCTTCCACCACAAATTCCCAAATTACCCTCATCAGGTATAATGTGTTCGAAGTCATACTTTTCACATAGATATTTGTAAGCCTCGAAGGTTGAATTATCTGTTGAGTTATTTAGAAGAAACTTTTTTGTTTTATTGAGGTAGTCTTTATCATACTCCAAAAAAGAATTTATCAAAGTTTCAAATTGTTTTGGACTATTGAATGTGATTACATATAATCCTACTTTGTTGATATCAAGATTATTTTTTGATACAACACTTGTTTCATTTTTAACCTCCAATACATCGTTTTTCAAATCTTCAAAAAACTTACCAATAAGTCCGTTATATTCAATTTTGAAATAATTTATCAAATCAGAGTGTTTGTAACACATGATACTGAAAATTGATTCTTCAGTTCCCATGTAACCTTCTTCAAGTGTAGATTTCAACAATCCATAATAGATAGAGTTTATTGACGGTATTGTTGATTTTGGTCCACCAAAGAACCCTCCTCTTGCCACTTTATTTACTTTGGCACCGGCCA